TACGCACGTAGCGTTGTGCCATCATTTCGTCACGCAGAATCTCCTTAAGCTCAGCCGACCAAACTTCCGAGCGAGTAAGGAGATCCATGTTGGCAGTAGTCATAGCCATTTGAATCTTCTCCTATTAGGGTTTCCACTTAGCCCCAAGACGAGTGGCATCAGCCATCATTTCTCGTTGAACCTTGGGGGTGTAGTAGAGGGATTTGTTTTCACGACGAAGCTTTTGGTAGTAATCGAAATTACGCTCCGACGAGGATTGCATGTTGACACCTTCTGTGCGAACCGAACCTTGCACGATAGGCTGGAAGGATTTCTTAGGTTCACCAATAAGGTTAAAGAAGGCGTTAGGGGACTCAGACGCTAGTTCCTGTAGACGCTGCACAGTCAAGCCAAGTTCTTGAGCTTTCTTCTGTACAACAGCAGGGGCCTCAGTACCGTAGGTCTTCTCTAGTTCCTGATCGACAAAAGCGAGATTCTGTTTAACAGTGTTGTCTCGGTCACGTTCAGTCAGGGTTCGTTCAACAAGGCTCTTTAGGGTATCCTCACTCACTTGCGGCTGGGTATTGCCATCAGTATTAGTGCCACCTTTATTGTCGTTGTTGGCCACTACAGATTTCACGTTGGTGGGTGACGTAGCCTTGTTCTGTAGTTCTTCGAGTAGACTCTTGGCATAGTCCTGTTTCTGGATATCCTCACGCATCTGCTTGAGTTGATCCTCTAGGTTCTTAATGTAGCCATCGGCTTCGAGTTTGCCTTTAGCTAAAACCTCAGGGTCTTTCCAATTCTCCCCCTTAGTGGCAACGAGCTTTGCTAGATAAGACTCCTGTTGTTCAGCAGTCATCTGTGGTGCTTGGCCCTCTTGACTCAGCCCAGTTGGTTGTTGAGCTTGGTCGAACACGTTTGTCAAATTGTTAGTCCTTCTGGTTAGAAGAGATGTTGATTAAGTTAAGGAGATCGTCTAACGCTGCGTTGTATTCGTTATGAGCGATCTGTTTGTACTCCCAACCGGGGGAGTAATCTCGAACAGCTTCCTTGCGGGAATAGTGCTGCTCCAGAATTTCTCGGAGTTCTTCAAAAGCATTTCGGTACGACAAAACTTCTGAAACTCGTTTATCTTTGTCTGGGCCACGAAGACCCTTAACCCATAGGCTGTGCATTAGAGACCTTGTTGCTGAGCAATCATAAGTTGTTCTTCGTTAAGAACTTCGGCTTCTTGCATGGCCTGTTGGGTTTCAAGCTGTTCCGTAATAGCAATGTTATCACCAAACAGTTCAGGTTCACCAAGCTCTTCCGAAAGGATACGAGCAAGGGCTTTGCCTGAGAGGTGAGGAGCTACCGTAGGATCAGCAAGTTTAATCTGGTAAAGCTGGGTAAGGTTCTGGATACGACGAGCACGTTCAGCAAAGTGACGAGCACCGACAGGAACAATCTTACCCTTAGCCGTAATATCGTCTTTGGTGATATTCTTGAAGAGGAGCACACCAGAGGCGTCGTCAAGAACACGGATAGTGTCAGAAACGTTCATGTTACGACGAGAAACTTCCAGCATAGCGTTCAGAATAGGCTCAAGGAACACACGCTCGAAGTGGGCAGTCTTGTGCTCGAAGATACGCGATGCAGAGTTCTGTAGGCTTTGGACTTCGAAAGCAGTCTTTTCACCGGGGGTACGGATACCCATAGCCTGCTTAGGCGCACCAGCCATTTCCTCCATCTTATTCTCAAGGATTTGGATTTGGAGGTCAGCTTGCAGAGCCGTAGCGTCAGGGGCCAGATACCCTACGTCACCTTCTTCACCGACATAGATACGACCACCGGGTTCAAACTCAAAGTCCTCTACGTCCCCACGAATCTTAAGCATGGGGTATGCGATCTGGTCGAAAACGTCAGCCTTAAGGTTCTCAAGGTGGTCGATACGATACTGCATACCGACGAGGTTGTCCAACGGCCCCATGGAGTAGAGGTTATCAGGTCGATCACGCCAGCCCGCATGGTAGACAGGAGCGTGACCAAGCCACGACGGATTCTCTTCATTGGAGATAACGTAGGCCCTATCGACAATAGTGATGATACGGTCAACCATAAGCTCTTGGGTTTCCGTGTCGTAAATATCACCGTAGAAGGTCAGGACTTCAACGTAGTTACTACCGTAGTAGTGTTGGATCGACGAGAAGCCATCCGCAATATAAGACTCTGCTTTAGTGAATGTCGCGTCGTTACCCATGACGTTAGCACGGGAGTAGAGCATCTTATCAAAGACTTGAGCAAAGTGTTCATTACGAGGATCGTCGTCTACCATACGCTTCACTTCACCAAGCGTAAGAAGGCTCTTAACGATCTTCGGGGTCTTCATAAACGACGAAGCAGTAGGATTGAATACGATGTCGTAGGGGCTGATCCGAACCAAACGAGGACCAATGTACTGAGGGATAACTTCACCGTTCTCTTTGGTGGCGTAGTTATTTTCCCAAACGACAGTAGCGAAGCAATTCCCGTATTGAATCCAGTCGTCAAGCAGAGTAGAAGCAGTGTTCACAAAGTCTGACTGACGAATCTTGTTTTCCATGTACGACTGAATAACCGTCCGCTTACTACGGGTGTTATCCGCCTGAGTATCAGACTCCCAACGCATCCACTTAGTCTGAGGAAACAGAGTAGCGAAATAGTTAGCGTGAAGGTTATCACGGATTTGAGTCAGCTTAGGGGTCGTCGTAGTGTTCGACCAAGGAAGAATAGCGTTAGAGGTCGTTTGAGTAGACGTAGCGTAAAGGTAGTTACGAAGTTCCTTTTTCTCTTCGATCCACTTATTACGGAGGGTATCCCACTCACGCCACTTATTGCCAATCTCTGACGCAAGACGGTCAGGGCCAACAATGTTCTCAAGATCAAGCGTCTGTCCAGCCATTAAGCGGCCCTTCCTCTAAACTTACTTGCTGACCAGATGATATTGCTTTTCTTCTGGCGGTTCATTTGCCTTGAAGGTTTGACTGCCATATCAATAGCCGAGGCAAGAGCGTCAATTACGTCATCGTGGGGTGGGTTACGAGTAGAAAGTTCTTCTTCAAGGTACTGAATGTTGCCACCACGATAATGCCAAATCTGCATGTTGTCGTAACGGGGTTCAAGCACTGCGGAGATACGTTCTTGTTTATTACCCGTAGGTCTAAATTCTTCAATACTTAGGGATAGACCGTGTTCCTTAATGAGTTCTTTGAGTTGCTTAACAATAGCAATTTGGGCTACAGTTACTTCTGCACGTATTTTACGAAATTGCCAACGGTTTGTCAAGTGCAAAATGCGTTCAAAGTAGTCACTGATTCGGTCTGTCTTGAACCGTTCGATTTCCAGAACGTAGATATTGTTCTCAGCATCGACACCGACAACGACAATAGCTGTGCTGTCTGCCTTTTTGGATAGACTAAAAGCAAAGTCTACTGCGGCAAATACGTTAAGCCTACTCTCTTTGTAGAACCAATAGCCATTCTCAAGCTTGAGGAACTTACGGTCAAAGTACTGGAACTTGTCAGAACCGACAGGGACGTTATCTGGGTCAGAGGGATCGTTGTAGTACTGTGCCCTGAATTGACCTTTGTCGAGATACTGACCACGTTTCTTAGCTAGAATCTTTGCGTCGAAACCAAACCACTTACCATCTTTGCGCTGCTGGCGGGGCCACAAGAATTCACCTGTGCCATCACCGTTAGACTCTACAGCTTTCTCAAAGACTTCGTAGATTGGCTCTTCTGCAACCTTGTTAAAGTCTTCGTCGTAGATATCCTCTGCCATCTGCATAAGGTCATTGTACAGATCAGCAGGGTGGTAACGGGTACCTACGACCCACTCTTTAGCTTCTGCCCCTTCGATGGACGACAGAAGGGAGTATTGGCTCTTTACTTTCTGACGACCTTCAACAGTGTATGCGTTTTCATAGACAACCACGTCATCAAGAACTGCAATGTCACAGTGCATACCAGTAAGGGAAGTAGTGAGGCCACCAGTGAAGATGCTAGGGTCACGGACGTTCTCCTTCTTACGTAGGGGATGGTCTAGTGCAATTTCACTTGTCGTCCAGCGTGAGCGTTTACCTTCTTCGGCATTAACGTGATCCGGCCAGTAACGACGATAAATCTCAGAGGTGAAGATACCTTTCATAAACCCTAGCTGCTTCTCCGCAAGGTTAGCTGTAGCAGAGATATAGAGGACACGAAGGGTAGGGTTCTTCGTAAGTTCCCAGACTACTCGGTACGCAACCATACGGGACTTCTGGTGGTCACGAGGGAACAACACAAGCTGGTGTGTCTTACTGTTCTGTCGTGTCCACCAGTAAAGCATGTCAGCATGGCACTGACCCAAGACTTGCTCAGGCGCTACTAGCCTAATGAAAGTCTCAAGGTCAGCTTCTGCCGCTGCTCTGATGTCTTCTAGTTTCATAAGAAGCCTTACGGTTTAGTAGGCCAAACGACAGAGTGAGGGAATCCGTCTTGCGCCGTAATATCCCGAAGAGCTTGACGGTAGGTAGCCCATGCAGTTTGGTCTACAGGGGCATCAGCTACTTGGGTCCAATCAGAAGCGGAAAGTTTATCGTTACGTTTAGACCGAACAATGTCAGCAATCGGGTACGTTAGCGCCCCGTCTGCATAAACCCACTCGTGCATATTCTCGACGGTCAAGTCGTCTGGTGCGTCTAGAACAGCCTGCTCCCACCCTTGGACCGTGTAGTCGTCAAGAGCAGTGGCGATGACCTTACCTTCTTTGATGATGGCCTTCATTACTGTCCCCTGTGCGTCATGTGGCCCGTAGACCCTCGGATGAACAGTCTATTTCTCTTGACCACCATCGCTTCGTAGTCAGCGTTTGGTTGCTGTCCCGCAGTCATGTCGTACCCATTTCTTGTAAAGTAAACTCCGTCTGTCGTTACAAAGTCTACAGCGGACGAAGCGCTGATGGGGACAGGGTTAATGCTTACAACAGTGTTCGCGTTCCCCGAAGATCGAATCCAGAAAACTCCTGCGTAAAATACAACAGAAGTATTAGCAGAAAGACCTGTCACCGAGCCAATGTTTGTCCAAGAGGCCCCATAATTGAGGGAGTAACTAACAGTACCTAAGTTATGACCCGCAAGGACAAAACCTGTGCCATTCCCTGCGACGGATATTACTGAGGTATATCCTCCAGCAATAGAACGAGTTGAAAAACTCAACCCGTTGTCGACGCTCTGGAGAAAGTTGCTGCCAGTGCTAAAGCCTGCAACCCATGAGTTATTCCCGACAAAACTCAGGCATTGGCAGGTGCCGCCGGGAAGGGAAGTGCCGACAGAAGTCCAAGTAATCCCGTCCGAACTACGCAGGATGTTGGAACCACCAGCAGCGATAAACACACCATTATCAAAACGAACCCGAGTAAGGGCGTTGGTGGTGCCACTTGTTCTTTGGGTCCATGTGATACCATCGGTGGAACTCCAGATGTTACCGCCATCACCTACAATAACAAATACACCAGCGCCAAAATCCATAGCCCGCACACTGGATGAAGACCAGCCAGCATTTACAACAGTTGCTGCACCAAAGGATGCGCCCCTATTTGTTGAACGTCTCAGGCAGGCAGCACTACCAGCCAAACCGACCCCCAAATACAGCAAGATCGACCCATCGTCATTCATTGCGAAATCCGTCATGTTAATGCTCGAGAAAGCTGGTGCCGCCGAAAGAGCGGGTGCCCAAACATCCCAAGACGCAGCACCATTGGCGGATGCGTTGACAATTCGTCTTGAATAGGTAGGTGCGAAGGAAGACGTATAGATGTCTCGTCCCAGAATAGCCTGTTGACTGGTCGCAAGCAGAGTAGTGTTGTTAGTCCAAGTATTCATAAGGCTGTCTGATGCCGCAACAGTCGCCCCGATTGAAGACGAATTAAAACGGGTAGGGTTGCGAAGCATTTCTTGAGGCCCGACGACAGACAGCATGTAGTCCTCGGCTGCAAGGACGCTACCACCAACGGCATTTGCACCGTTTGTTGTCGACGCAATCACACGAGCTTTACCACGCTCCGCGATTACCTGCTGCCAGTCTGCCCGAGTGCTTGCCGTACCGAGAGCAGTTTGAAGCGCAGTAGAGTTAGTCGTTCCGTTGACGACGTTGTTAAGTAGGCGTTGAGCGCGAACCGTAGCCATTGTTAAAGTCCTTTCGTGACGATGATATTGTAGAAACCGGGCGACACGTTTCTGGAAAAGTTATTACTGTTGTTTCCTAAGTCGATTGTAACTGTGTTGGTCGCGGAAACTCTGCTGTTGATAGTAAGCCTTGCGTCAAATCCGGCTGGTGGATTTACAGAAACAACATCACCAACCAAAGCGCCAATCACTGTTGCCGTGAATGAGACAGTCCCGTTTACGCCTAGACTTGTCGTAGAGTTGTAAACTTGACCAGTGAGTATTCTTTCACTGAAAACATCAAGTTCAGTGCCTACGTATTCAGACACCAAGTCCCACGCAGCCGCGTAAAGAAGCCAACGACCACTAGAAGTCGCAAAACAGGTTTCATCGTCGTCAATTTGGGTGCTTCCGCTTTCCCAAACAAAAACACCTAGACTTTCCACTACAGAGATAACTGACGAGGGGCCGTTAATTGACCTAAGATCGTTTCGAGTATCGTAGGTTTTAGTGACGACAGAGCCAGCGTCAGCAAAGGAGAGGATTGCAGAGCCGTTTGTTCGAAGAACTTGACCGCTAGTACCATCTACCGTTGGGAGGGTAAACGTATCAGTAAAGCCACTCAGGTTGGTATCCCGTGCAGCAGTCGAATTGGCTAAATCACGCGCTTTTGTCATCGTCTTTATCCTTTACTCGGGCTTCACAGGCCAAACGACAGAATGGGGAAAGCCAGCTTGGGTCGTAATGTCACGAAGAGCTTGGCGGTAGGTAGCCCAGTCAGTGTTTAAGGTAACGTCAGAAAGAGCCATCCAGTCAGTTTCAGAAAGCAAACTATCGCGCCGAAGACGTACTGCACTTGCCTTTGTGGCGTCTCTATCTGCAATTTCATCTGGTGTTAGCACCCGGACACTTGGAACAAACTCCCAAGTATCTCCCTTTTTGACAGGTAGAGGCCCCCACTCAATCGAATGAGTCATTGGATCGAACGTAGGAATAGGCTGCTCATGCACAGCAACCATACCGAACTCCGCCATGACTGACTCAGGAACATGCTTAGGAAAGCTAATGTCGGGGTAGTCACGGCGAAGCTGCCCTACAGTATAGGGAAACTGCTCTACAGCACCGTTCTTGATCTTGGCAAACATTGTCGGACTCCTTGTCTGTTTGCGTTAAAGGACGCTGATGCCGATGGTGGGGTTGGCAGTCTTTGTGAACACCGACGGGCTTGACTGACTGCCGGAAAGGGACGGGAAACTAAAACTCGTGCTTGTCGCTGATGTCGTACTTGAGCTTACAGTTAGACTGGTGCTTGACGTAGTTAGTCCTTGGTATGTGCCAGTGAAAAAATTGTCCCCGTCCGCCTTTACGACGTAGTTTTTAGAACCAACAACAACGGCGGAGGTTGATGGGTCGCCATTCACAAAGAAAAATTCGTTATAGGTGCCTGAAAATGAACGGGCGTAAACGAACGACCCACTAGAGTTGAGCTTTACCAGTACGTTATTAACGTTGAATCGCCCGTATGTGTAATATATGTTATTCGCGTCATCTATGTACACGGAAATAATGTGTTGACTCGTGCTAATAGAGTGTTGTCTGCACCAAGTCAGTGCCCCAGACGAGTCTCTAAGTTCGATCTTACAAATTTGGGTTGTCGTATTTGTGTACACGATTGCCGTATTACCAGCAGCGTTTGTTGCGCTACGAGTTTCGATTTCATTGCTGCCGATGCTATAGGCATATGCCCAAGTTGACGAACCACCTGTCTGCGGCATTTTGAACACGACATAATTGTAGAAGGTGTAATCGTCGAAAAATATCCCGTAAAGGTTACCAGAGCCGTCTGGGTACAAACCACGGACTGTTGCTGCGCCTCTGGTCCCGCCACCTGTCCCGCTGTGGATAGTGCTAACTAAGCTGTTGTTGCTTGAGTCCACTTTTGCGATGATACCGACACGCGGGTTGGTGGAACTAAAAAAATAATTTCCGGCCACCCAGAAATAGCCCCCAACATGGTTAGTAGTTACAGTGCCTTGAGAATTGGTTATATTAGTAATTACAGCCCTCGGTGAACTCGCAGCACCAGTTGAGTCAATCGTGACCACTGATGGATCGTAAGTACTACCCAGCATCGAAATTTTTAGGTCTGTACCGCCAAGACTGATTCCCATAGGAATTTGCGTAGTCCCGGTAGACGACCCCAATGCGTATGCTTTACTATATTCAATCGTTGCATTTGGATTGAATTTGATAAACTGAGCGTCGATCTGCGCGTCTGTCTCGTCTGTAGAGGTAAGATGGTAGACCGACCCGTCTGAATCCAACTTGATTGTTGGGTTGTAGTTAAACGACTTTCCAGCAGGTGGAACAATGCTGGCGACAAAATCGACATCAGAGATTACAGAAACCGAAATCAGTTTTTTAGAGAGCATTACGCATCTCCTACACGAGCGCCGTATAGAGTTGTTCCAACTTTCCAGAGAACAATAACAGTAAATCCAGTAGTATTCAAAATTGGGGCAACACCACCATTCGTCTTCCAAGTCACAGAGGGCCAAGTAATCGTGAAAGCAGTACCATCGTCAATCATCAAGGTCATTGCTTCACCAGCAACAAACGCATCTGTGGGGGTAGAAGCACCTGTCAAGGTCCAAGTCTGGATCGTACCGTTGTTGGGGTTCAAAGCAGGAGTAGTGCCCGTGATTGCAAAAACGGTTTCAATGATAGCCCTAGAGAATTTTACGTCACCATTAGCATCAGCAGTTACAACCTTAGAAGCTTGAGTTGTGCCAAGAGTAGTGATGTCGTTGTAGTTTAATTCAGCAGTACTGGCAGTAACACCATCTAGGATATTCAACTCAGATGCAGTGGCATTAACGCCTAGATTAACTAGAGCGGTTGCAGGGTTTGCAAGATCGCTTAGGTTAGAGGCTGTTTTTAAAAACAGAGTGTTAGATTGAGTTTGAGTATATACGTTAGCGATAGAGAAGGCACCATACGCAACAATGTCTACTACGTCGCTAAGGGCTGCGCCAGTGGCAAGAGTAATCGACGTGCCATTCGTAGCTGTGAAGTCCGAACCTGCGGCAAGCTTAACGCCGTTCAGGTAGACATCGACAAAGCCTACATCGTAGGTAGCATTGAATACTGTTTGACCCGACGTTGCAGTGTAAAGGGTACGTTCAGCCGTACCGTTAACAGCCGAACCTGCGTCTACAAAAGCTGTGCCATTGTAAACCTTCATGGTGTCGGCCGAGGTGTCGTACCAAAGCATACCCTCGGTAGGGCTTGCAGGCTCCGTAGCGGACACTACGTATTTATCTGCGAAGTTTGCGATACCACTTACGTTAGCAGCGACAGTAGTAACGTCAGACGAGATGCCTGCTACAGTTACAACTTCGGAGTCAATAGCTGCAACGACAGGAATAGAACCAGCGGAGGGGCCTAATGCTGCGATATCATCTTTAACTGCGTGAAGGTCCGACAAACCATACAGGAGAACTGTACCGTCCTGCAACTGAGCAAGGGTGACAATCTCGTCTGCAATAGGGGCGAGGGTAGAGATACCGCTAAGGTCAATGTCCTCCCCACCCGAGCGGATAGAGACAACCTCAATGGAGTTAACGTTCAGAAGGTCGTTGTTATTAAGATCAAGGTCAGCCAACATAGCATTAGGCGTAGACCCATCCAACGACAGGGTATTATCAAAGGCATTACGCAGGGCAGCAAAGTTGCCGTTAAGCTGCGTATTGCTGGCGTAGCCAGATGTAATTGTCGTGACAGAGGGTTTCTTCGCCATAGTCTAGGGAGTCCCTTTAGTTTAGTTTTTTAAGGCCAAGGCGCTCAGCGTCATCCTCAAGGACACGTAGAGCTTCCGTATTGAGGTCTTCTTCTTCCTTAGCCTTAAGCTGAGCTTTAGCCTTAGAAGCACTCTTGTCGTCTAGCCACCCACGTTCCAGCAGAAGCTTAGCGGCACCAAACGAAGAACGACCACCAGTTCTCATTTCATCTGCAATGGAACGGATAGCCTCAGATTTAATCTTGACTTCTACTTCCCTGCGCCAAGCCTCTACGTCTTTCTTGATGTAGTTGCTACGAGCCAGTTGCTGCCAAGTCTCCCACGAACCGAATACGGACCATGCGAAGGTGTACTCCGTAGGATCAGTGCAGCAGTACGACAGATACAGTTTACGTAGAGAGGCGTAAGTCTTGTCGTTCTTAACGAGGTCATCCTCACGCAAGGTAAAGATAACGTGCTCAGGTTCGAAGTAGGATAGCTCCCAGAAGAGGGATTTGGTACGAAGCTTCCCTTGCGGGGTACGTAGTTGCTTCTCTGAGAACATCATTGAGAGTATGGTTCCTCTGATACTTCGTGTAGATGGAAAACGAATCACTTGTTGTAATCTTAACACAGTACTTTCGGATTTGTCAAGTACTTTCTTCTAGTCGTAGAGTATGTTCTGAAAACGACACATAGATAGTCTAGATACGACAAAATAGGGGCTTGACAGATCGTGAAAACCTGTGTATAATAAAATTCTCCTTTGGTGGAGCGTTAGTATATATCTATACTATAGTACCAACTCTACGTTACTCCTCTTATCAGTTCTTCCTCACGGTAAGCTCTACGTCCTACATAAGTACTACTATAGTAGACTGATGCAGATTCCATAGAGCCTTACGTAGGATAACCCCTTGGGTAGATAACCCACAATAGGGTAGCGTAGGGTTCGATATCTAACAAGTCATAATCTAAAGCACCCCCTATGGTTCACTCCGTAGGGGTTTTTCCTTATGCCTAGATCAAATCTGTCGTTTAGCCATACGGAGAACGTAGGGGTACCCTGTGGATTCATACGCCTACCCTGTAGGTCTGGGAATTTTTCCTAGAAAATCTTATGGTG